GGACAGAGCCAGGAGAACCAGGTGCCTGATGGCATCCAGCGTTTGATCCTGTCGGCCACCGACCCCACGATGTACGGCAATGTGAACCTCAATATTGCTGGTATGCAGCAGTACAAGGCTCGCGTTGCTGAAGATACGATCAAGATGACTGAGCTATGGGTCTATAACGACGACACTGAGGACTATCAGTGCGTCACCATTGCTGACCCGAACGTGATCATCTATGACCGTTCAGGTCAAAGCATGTTCCTAAAGGGTGAATTGCCATTTATTCAGCTCTGCCCAACCCCTCAATATGACTACTACTGGGGTATTTCAGAGGTTGCAAGGCTGGTTTTTCTGCAAGACATGCGCAATAAGCGAATGCAAGAGATTCTTGACCTCTTATCCAAGCAAGTATCACCGCCTACAGCGCTCATTGGCTTTACAGGTTTACTTGATGAGAAGAACTTTGCGCTTAATCGCGTAGGTGGCTTGCTTTCAACGGATATGCCTAATGCCAAAGTCGAGCAAATGGCACCTTCCATCCCTAACGATCTCTTCAGAGAGATTGCAGAGATTGACCAGATGTTTGAAGAAGCCTCTGGCATTGTCAATGTGCTGCAAGGTAGGGGTGAATCCGGTGTGCGAAGTGCAGGCCATGCCTCGCAATTAGCGCGTTTAGGTTCATCAAGGGCTAAGAAACGTGCGTTGATTATCGAAGATGCGCTGGAAAAGATGGCAACGCTGTACTTAAAGGCCATGCAAACCTATTCAGATCGCATTTATACCGATGATCAGGGCGATAAATTCATTGCAAATCAGTTCACGAAGGATTTTGTGGTCAAGGTTGATGCGCATTCCAACTCGCCCATCTTTACGGAAGATCTGCGAAGCCTTGCTTTTGCGCTTGCAGATCGTGGTGCGATCACCAAAGAGCGTTTGATTGACATTTTGGAGCCTCCGATGAAGCAATTGCTCAAGGAAGACCTCCGAAAGATGGAACAAGCGCAGCAAGCGGCTCAGGAAATGCAAAAACAGCAAGCGCCAACCCCTGAAAGCGCTGCCCCACCTGCTATGTAGAGGTTTTTATGCTGACAAACGGTAATTCCAACATCAATGGCGGTTCTGGCGGCTCAAGTGGCGGTTCTGACCGCTATTCCTTCCAAAATGACCAGCCAAGAACGTCAAAATCTGACTTAAAACAGATTTATCGGACGCCGCTACTCAATTATGGTCGTGCGACGATGAATCGCACGGGTTATCAACGCGCAGGAGGTCGTTTTTCATGATGCAACGCAAAATGCTCCGTTATGCACGGCCTTCACGCCGTTAATCGCTTGACAGACGGTCGGTAAGTGGTTACAAACCGCCCTGAAAGGACACAATATGGCTGTTAGCGCTGAAGAACTGATGAAATTGATTCGCGGCGGTGCCAAAAACGGCAAATCTTCGATGGAAATCGAGGTTGAAGAGGAAGGCACTGAAGGCGAAGAAGGCGAAGAAAAGAAACCGGCATTGTCTGGTGCTTCATCGCCACCCATGTCTTCCCCGATGTCTACGCCTGAACCCAAAAAGGGTGAAGAAATGCAAGGGCGTATTGATGTGCAGCTTGGTATGGGCATGTTGATGGGTGCGATGCAAAAGTTTCCCGATGGTTCGCCTGAGCAAAAGGCTATCAAGGACGCCATTGGCAAGATTGGTTCTGCATTTGGCGAGATGGACTACAAAGCCAAGGAACTTGTGCCTTCTGAAATCATGCAAATGATTCAAACCCTGCCTCAAGCTGGTGGCGCGTCGGCTGAGATGCGAGCAATGGCTGCGGCTCCAACCCCTGGGACTCAAAACCCACCCTTACCTATCTAGGAGATAGAGATGGAATTGTTCAAACCCCGTGCTGGAACAATCCGTCGCCCGACGGACAACCAGCAAAAGAATGGTCAGATTTACAACCCACCTCGGTATGAGCCGTTTGGTGGCTTGAGTGGCGCCAACAAGGTTACTAAAAACCAGATGACGCTCTCCAAACCTGGTGACACCAAGCGTGTCATTTAATTAATTGTTTTGAACGGCTGAAAAAACAATGTCGCTAGAAAACCTTACCCCCGACGCCCGTGATGAACTTGCTGCCTTAGCGAAAGCTTTGGCTGAGAATCCAAAGACCCGAAAGGAGTTTTTGAAACTTACAAAGCAAGCTCATCCCGACCTTCCAGTGCCTGAACTTGAGATAGAAGAGCGCACTAACCAGGCTATTTCTGCGCAACAGCAAAAGATTGCCGAGTTAGAGGCTCGATTGAAAGAGAAGGACGCTCGTTCTGAGTTAGAAAAGCGTAGAAATACGTTGAAGGAGAAACGTCTTGCTGAATCGGATGATGATGTCAAAGCCATCGAGAAATTGATGATTGAAAAAGGCATTAGCAATCACGAATCAGCTGCTGAGTATTACAACTGGATGCGCCAGGCTGACAAGCCTACGCCTGCATTCAGTAATTCTCCAATTACCTCTAAGGTCAATGACTTTCAGAAGTATTTGAAGAATCCTGCGGCAGCGGCTAGGGAAGCAGCGGCGAATGCACTCAACGAGCTAAGACAGGGAAACCAGTCTCGCCCGATTGGACTTCGTTAATTAGGTCTGTTTCTTAAAAGGAACCTATCATGCCTATTGGTGGCGGTATTATCCCGACAGCAGGCACCAGTCAGTACAATGAACTGACCTACGTTACCCGTAGGGCTTTCATCCCGAAACTGGTTGTCCAGCTTTATAACTCAACTCCCCTGCTTGCTGCATTGCTTGCCAATTCTCAGACCGCTTCAGGCGGTGTGTCATCGGTAACCGTGCCAGTTCAGGGTTCCCAGTTTGTCAACGCACAATGGTCGGACTACAGCGGTTCGTTTGCACAGCCTAGCGTCATGCAGGGTGCTTACAACGCTGAATTCAACCTTAAGTTGATGATCGCTCCAGTTCCCTTCCTCGGTATGGAAGGTGCTGTACAGCAAGACTACGCTGTGATTCCTTTGATTGAGGCTCGCATGAACGATGCGACCAACGTCATGATGGATGCTATGGCAACGGCGCTCTACAACAACACCAGCAACGCGCAGCAATTCACTGGATTGCCCATTGCAGTTGATTCGGCAGGCACCTATGGTGGCTTGAGCCGTTCAACCTACACATGGTGGGGCTCCAAAGAGTATGCCGCTGGTTCGGTTAACCCAACCCGTCAAAACATCCTCCAGTACATTTCTGGAACGGTGAAAAACGGTGCTGAGGTGCCTTCCTTTGGCGTTTGCGGCTTTGGCACATGGACATTGTTGGCGCAAGACTTTGTAGGCCAAGAAACCTACATGATCACCCCTGGCAGCAACTTTGCTAGCGGTGAAGAAGGCCCAACGTCTGGTTTCCGTGCGCTCATGGTTGCAGGTGTGCCGATTTATCCTGATCCCTACTGCCCAGAAGGCACGTTGTACTTGCTGAACTCGAATTATCTCAGCATGTACATTCACGATCAGGCTGAGTTTGCGTTTACCGGCTTTGAGTCCACGCTGCCAAACTGGCAGATTGGTTATGTTGGCGCTGTGTTAACCATTGCAGAAATGGTGAGCACTAAGCCTAAGAGCATGACCAAAGTGACCGGCCTTAACTCACTCACGCTGTAAGGAGTCGATCATGGCATTGGCACTTAATAAAATCATCGTTAGTGGCTTAAACAGCGATGCTGATGGCGCGTACTTTGACTACGTTACCCAATCGGTAACGGCAGGCACAGATTACACGTTGCCAGCAGGTCTGTACGTCATCTATCCCGTCGCAAACTGTAAGTATCAGGCTTACAACGGCTCTGCATGGGCTGATGTAATTGCAGCAAACACAGGTGGCATGATGGTTTCGGATGGTCAGAACGTCAAAATCGTTTCGACCTCTGGCACTGTCACGGCGCTGTTCTTGACCGTCAATGGCGGCCAGGCTGCTTCTGGCACCTACAACTCGTAATTGGAGTAAAGCATGGATGCAAACAAAGTCGGTAGTCTATTGCCGCAGCAGTTTGGAGGCATCCTGCTTGGGAAATTGATCGGCGCGAATATGAATTCCACCGCCGATCAGCAAATCACCATGTTTAGTAATCCGTCGAAGTTTATTCTGCGACGGATTGTGGTGACTAACGCTTCAATCTCACTGTCCACAGCTGCTGGCGGCGTTTATACCGCTGCTAGCAAAGGTGGTACAGCGGTTGTGGCAGCGGCCCAGGCTTACTCCTCACTTACAACGTCAGCGCTTTTTCTTGACTTGACCCTTAGTACAACAAGTAGTGCAAGTACCACGGTTAAATCAAGCATTCCCAACTTATACTTATCGCTCACCACCGCTCAAGGTGCGGCAGCAACAGCAGATGTATACGTTTACGGGGACATTTTAGAAGCATGATCTTTGTGACAAACAAAGGTTCTCAGCCACTGGTCGCCAAATACGTCGATCAGTGGTTTGAGTTTCCTCCAGGTAAAAGTGTTCCAGTCGAACCTTATGTTGCGCGACATATCTTTGGGTATGGCGACGACAATAAGTATCAATACTTGGTGCGTTTAGGTTGGTTAAAAATGAACACCGACCACGATAAAGCGATGGCTCGCCTTGCTGAGTTCACCTTTACGGACGCTCCAGTAAAACCCGACCAACAATCAGCCGTGTTGGTGGAACGAGTAGCCCCTCCCGCTCCGCGTGGGCGAGCTGGGGTCAAAGTCCAGCCCCAGACAAGCGATGAGGCATAAATGGCAACCTACTCAGGGTATATCGCAGAAGTTCGCAGACTGCTGCATGATGCTGCTGGCAACTTCTGGACAGATACCGAGCTAACCGACTACATCAACGGCGCTCGGCATCGAGTTGTTCGTGACACCGGTTGTCTGCGCAATATCCTGACGGGTGCTACCACCACCTCGGTTGAAACACTCAACATCTCGACACTGACACTGCCATCATGGGCAGAGCAGATTCTCGACATCCTCAATATCAACCTGTACTGGGGCAATACACGCATACCACTGCGATACATGTCATGGACGCAGTTCAATGCTGAGTTGCGGTTTTGGCAGAACTACACAGGCAGACCTATTGCGTTTACACG